GGCTAGAATGGACATGTTGAATAAAACTCAGCAAAATACCATCTGCCAAAATGTCGGAACTAAAACATTGATTGAACAGATTGCTCAGTGGCATCACGACCGCAACCTGATCGAAGGTTCTACGGACAAAGACCAATACTGTAAACTTATTCAAGAAGCTGGAGAGCTTTCTGACAGTATTTGTAAGGGAAAAGATGTTGCTGATGACATTGGCGATATGATTGTTGTGCTAATCAATATCGCAGAAAGGAATAAGTTAAGCATCTCTGATTGTCTTGCGAAGGCATGGGATGATATTAAAGACAGGAAAGGACAGATGGTTGACGGTGTGTTCGTTAAGGAGGCCGATCTATAACTTTCCCATATAAAGGGTTTACATGAGAACTAAACGACAAAGACGAGATGACAACAAGAAACCTAACCATAAAATTAAACCTCTTGAAGCAAAGACAGATAATCAAAGAGACTATATCAGAGCAATCGTAGAGAACGATATTGTATTTTGTTCTGGCCCAGCGGGTTCTGGTAAGTCCTTTATAGCAGCAGGAATTGCTGCTCAACATCTACATCACAGTAGGATTGAGCAGATTATTGTAACTAGACCATTAGTTTGTACTGGTAAAGACATCGGGTCTTTGCCGGGAGAGATGGGTGAAAAGATCGCACCTTATCTTTTGCCAATGAAAGAAAACCTAAAGCACTTTCTTGGTCAAGCATACTATGGTCTGTATTCAAATGAAGGTCAAATCCAATACAAACCATTAGAAGTTATGAGAGGATCTACATTTCATAACTCTTACATGATTTTGGATGAGGCACAAAACTGCACTGAAGATCAGATTAAAATGTTTGTCTCTCGTATGGGCGAAAACAGTAAAGTCATTATCAATGGAGACATTGAGCAGAATGATTTGCGTGGTCGAAGTGGCCTTGAGTTTTGCATGAATAGACTAGACCGTATTGACGGTATTGGAATCTGCAAACTTGGCTATGAGGACATTCAGAGGAATGGAATTATTGGACGATTTTTAAGAGCATTGGAGAATTAAATGCCATTATATGATTATGAGTGTGCAAGCTGTGAACATTCATTAGAAGATGTTTTTCAGAAAGTAACTGACAAACCTCTAAAGAAATGTCCAGAGTGCGGAAAGCATAAATTGTTTAGGATTGTTACCGGTGGTATTCATGGATGTATGGCTAGTAGTGATACGATTGGAAGTCTAGCAGATAAGAACGCTAGGATTAATAAGAATAAGATAGCAGAAGAGGAACACAAGAAGCGTGAAGCTGCACCACCAAAGCAAACAGCGTGGTACGATAAATATGGTACAGCTACCCCAAAAGAGATTAACAAGATGACACCCCAACAAAAGACCAGATATATTATGGAGGGCCGTAAATGAGATTTGTGAATGGTAATTATATTCCATCAGATGAGAAGTCAATAACGTTCTATGGAAAGACAGGTGATAGCCTACTAGATGATGAGAAGCATAAGCTACAGCATTACGCCAAAGTAGTGCAACCAGAAGCAGGTAAAGCTACTTACTATATTAGAATTTATCAGAGTACACCATTTGATCCTATGGGTCCATACGGTAGACGAGAACGTAATCTCGACACGCAAATGAAAAGAGTATCAAAGAACACCTTTGATTTCTATGTCACTTACTTAAAAACTAATAATTCAATTTATCTAACCAAAGCTCAAAGAGGATTTCTAAATGACTAAAAAAGGACCGCTAAGTAAAGCAGAGAAGTTCTACATAGAGAACCATCTGGAAAAGCCGATTGATGAACTCTGCAAGGATTTGGACAGGGCGAAGTCGAGCGTAAGCAAGTATGTCAAAAGTATTCCGGTTGACGACCAGCAGAAGGCAGAGACACTTCTGTATCAGCAGTTCGCTAGAAACAATAAAGGTTCTACGGTTATGACCCAGAACGCCGCTGAGATGTCTGACCAGAAGAGGGCGAAGTTTACCAACAACGCCACCAGAAGAAGCTCAAAATGCACAACAAATATTAGGTGATAAAATGGATGAGCAAAGATGGCTTGAGCATTATAGACAATGTGATAGGTCAAAGCCTTGGGTTAAAATGTTAACGTCTGATGGAAAGCACTGGTTTTTCATGGGATATGACTCGTGGTATGATATAAAAAATCATTGTAAAGATAATTCTGTCTTTCTTGAAGAAATTCACTTGCAATTTCGGTCTAACCGAGCTATTATGAATATAGACAAGAAAGCCGATGGAATCTACTTTGTTCGGTCTGTACTGGGAACCATCGGAAGACCCACGCAGATGTACTACACTTTTGGAAATGTTTATGGTAACAGAATTGAAAAACAAATGTGGAAGCTACCAGAGTTGATTCTCGATAAGGAATACGAGGAAAGCGTTGAAAACAGTTTTGAGGAAGCAATCTTATATGAAACGTCAAAGGTCAGAAAAAAGTAAATACAAACATGCTTCAACCGGAGATCATTGCACCTGTGCCCAATACGTTGCTGCGATTATGTGTCAACGTAACGCAGAAAACAAGAACGAGGGGTCTTTGCCCTACAAATTCTGGAACAAGAAACCTTGGGATTGGACATACAAAAAGCAACTCTGGAAAGCCAATAAGATACTAAAGGACTATAGCGAGGAAGCACTTGTTAAAGCGGTTGAGTCACCAGAGTTCAAAGGTATCTTTTCCCTAAACCATCCAAAGGTTATTGGGATTATTAAGAAGTATGAATTGCAAATTGAAGATCAGAAATCAAAGCCGAAGCAAGAGATTGAAGTTAAGAAAAACGCCAAAACTAGAAAGAACAGTTACGGCGGAAAGAACCTTTTAAACAAACTTAGGAAATTAGAGAATGGCGAAGAAGAAGAGTAAAGCTGTTGAGTACGACGATCCTACAGTCGCAACATTGTGTAAGAAGTACGGTAATGTTATTGAGTCTGGCACTAAGGTGCTGGAGTCATTAGAAACGTATGATACCATCAGTGTTAGTCCAGCACTAGATATGGCACTTGGTGGTGGATTGCGTGAGGGTCAGGTCGTTGTAATGACCGGCGATCCAAAGACTGGAAAGACAACGACCGCTCTGTATGCTGCTGCCAAGGCACAGGCCAAGGGTAAGAAAGTGTACTATCTAAATACCGAAGGTCGTCTAACCAAACAAAACTTTCGTGGCATCAAAGGTTTAGATGTTGATGCTATTCAAATTGTCCAAGCTACAGACGATACACCTATCGTATCTGCTGAGACATATCTTAATATTATGGAGCGACTTCTTAAAGAAGAAGAAGATTTGTTCTTGATCTGTGACTCCACATCTAACATGGTTCCACAGGACGAGATTGATGGAGAGATCCGCACAGGTGTTCGTAACGCTCTACCACGCTTGTTGTCTATGTTCTTCAAGCGTATCAGCGGTGACGTATCACGTATGAAAGCTATCGCCGTGTTCATCACTCACAATATCGCCAACACTGGTGGGTCACGTTTTGCACCCAGCAAGATGGCAGACTGTGGTAACATGCTACAGTTCCAAGCTGGAACCAACATGGTTATCACGCACCGTGGCAAATGGGAAGTACCCAAAGAGTCAGGCAATCACGTTGGTCAAGTTGCTAACTGGGTAATCAAAACCTCTGCTGCTGGTGGCACGCCCATGAGTACAGCCGCAAGCTGGATTCGTTACGGTATTGGGATTGATGAGTCACAAGAGATTGCAACTATTGCTACAGACTTTGCATTGATTCAGGCTAAGGGTGCATGGTATACAATTTCTTGTTTAGTCGATAAGGCTTCACATCCTATCGTACACCAATACCTGTCAACCAACGAAGTTGATCCATCAAATGAAGAAGCTGTAACCAAGGCGTTCAAGTTTCAGGGCATGGAGAAGCTAGTGAACTTTCTGAATGATAATGAAGAACTCAGAGATATTGTTATCGAGGAAGTAAGAGACTTGTTCTAATGAAAGTCACAGGCTTAAATGGTAGAGAGTATAATCTCGACACCAAAAAATATTTAGTGAACAATCGGAGTAGGCGTAGCTTCTATCACTTACAAGCTAGGGAACTTATAGTGGAGCTATTTCATCCCTATCAGGTACTTGAAGAAGTTACGCTTCCCGGTTCTTCTACAAAAAAATCCAAATTAGCCCTTGACTTTTTGATTCCGTCGTGTACAATAGGTATAGAGGTACATGGTGAACAACACTTTAAGTATGTGCCATACTTTCATAAATCTAGAGTCGGTTTTGCACAAGCAAAGAAGCGAGATCTAGACAAGAAAGAATGGTGTAGAATTAACGACATTGTACTTGTAGAGTTACGTTGGGACGAAGACCCAGAATATTGGAGAGAGAAAATTGAACGCAGCAGATAGACTACAGAAGTTTTTGGATGGCATACAGCAGTATATTACTGGAGCTAATATTGCACCAACAAACTTTACTCCAGAGTTTGCTATTGCGGAAACTCTAACATTAGACAAGATGGAGAAGTTGACTCAGGACGACTGTTTCAACTATGCTTATCAATTATACCAGTATGCAGATCACATAGCTTGGTGTAGATCACAGAGCGAGAATGTTGTAAGGTGGTGTAAAGAGAACCTTGGTAGTATCGTGGCTAGTGAAGTGACACAAATTGAAGTGCAGTTCATGAAGTACGAAACAAAGGTCGATTTGATTAAAAGAGAAAATGATATAGCAAGAAACATTAACGAGTGGTTGATGACAGCAGAGAGTAGACTAGAACTATTAAAAAGTAGAGAATACAATGTTCGCCGCAAGGCAGACATCTTAATTGAAAAGGGAAAGAGAAAATGAGTGATGAACTTGTAAAAGCATTACTAAACACTATGACAGCCGAGCAGAAGGCTGAATTGCTGAATAGTCTAATGGGTTCTTTGAAAGAAGATACACCAGCAGAACCAGCACCAAAACAAGAGGAAACGGTTTCCTCAAAACCTCAGTCAAATATTACTGAGGACTTTAGAGTAGTTCAAAACGAGCAGTTAGAAAAAAGGAAGTCTCCGGTGAGAGCGAGAAAAAATCAGTGGGTAGATGAAGGTGAAGATCGAGATCCAGATTTTGACCCACAGAAATTTGAGCGTATGGGTAAAGCCTCAAGAAATAGAGGCAAAGTAAAGAAGCGTACCGTTGAGTGTC